TCCAGTACCAGACTGCCATGCTGGATCTTCTCGGCCAGCCAGGTATTTCTGGCGTTTTCCCCACCCTGACTATGTTGGCTAGTTTGCAACTCACGGCTGAGGCCAGATATCCGTTGAAAGGCAATGTCGAGTGGGCTGGGGATATTGTTAAACAGAAAACTGGCGATAAAACGGTGTGATACCGACGGGGTGTATAAATTGTTCATATTTTGNCCCTGTTTAATGGNTGATCCCGGTGCGGGTATCAAATGTCAGATTCAGCTCNATAAATTCCGCCGGAATTAACAGTGCCAGCCTGATCTTCATGATCATTTTCCCGGCCCGTGGATCTGCTTCGCTCATCGACTCGTCAATCCCCAGTAACACCTCAAATGCCTGATCTTCCTGCGTACCGCGCAGTCCGCCGTTTAGCCATAACTGACGTAACCAGTTGTAAGCCTGACCTTTAAACTTCATCCAGGTGATGGCGTTATTCGGTTCAAACACAAAGGCCCGGCCCAGTTGAGTCATATGGGCTTCGATATAGGAAACCAGACGGCGTGTCTGGATATAGCGCCAGGGAGAATCGGGGGTATTGTCCAGCGTGCGGCATCCCCAGATCTTGATCCCTTTGCCGGGGAAGCTGCGAACCAGATTCAACGAAGGGCCATTCTGGTTAAACAGGGTATCGGCTTCAATGTGAGAGCGTATTGGGCTTATCACCTTGGCTAACGCGACATTCGCGGGGGCATGCCAGACCGCCATTTGGTTATCGTTACGCTGAATGATGGCAGCCACTGCGGCGGTCGGCGAAAGAACAACAGGCTGATTTTGTTCCTGATAAGCACTGTTCAATCTTGGCCAGTATACCGCGCCCCATTGCCGATCACTGGAAGAGAGCTGCGTTAAACATTTCTCGGCCAGAGCGGGATCATCGGGGGCATCCAGCAATCCCATGATGCCGCGTCGGCACTGGCAGAGGCTAAGTACTGATTGCCAAAATTGTAGCCAGAACTGGATTTTGTCGTATTGATCGATTTCTGAATCGGGATCATCCATCTGATTCAGATAGACAATATCGGGGACCACAATCAGCGTGATAGCACTCTGTGCCGAGATCGCTTGTTTAACCCAATCTTGTTGTAGGGTGGTGGTCAATGAGTGAAAATCGCCTCGTGGTTTATCCGATCCTAACGACAGTACATAGGCTTGTTGACCCCCGTTGTCAAAAAAGTGACGCACGGAATAGTATGTTAATCCTGATTCACCAAATGACAGGGTAAAATCGGTCAGGCTGTGGAGCTTGACGGCGGTTTTGTCACTAGCACGATTGTTTTTACTCGGTTGAGTATAGCCGATAAAAACCGGTACACCGATAAACGCCTCATCTTGTTGCTGGGATATCAGGTTCTCCGTAATGGTGACGCCCGGCTGTTTTATTTCCATTCTCATTTCCTTGCCAGAATAGGCGCGGCGAACCGCGCCTCAGTACGATTACTGTGCTACATTTTGCGAAAATTGCAGGATAATAAATTCAGCCGGACGGACCGCCGCCATTCCAACCTTAACCACCATTTTGCCTTGTTTAATGTCAATGTCGGACATGGTGACACCTTGACCAATCTGGACAAAATAGGCTTCCTGCGGGCTATTACCGGCCAGCGCCCCTTGTTGCCAGAGTTGATGGAGATAGTTATCAATCGCTGAGCGGACCCGTTCCCAGGTGGGCTGACTGTTGGGTTCAAAAACGGCAAATCGCATGGCTTGCTTGATATCCCGTTCTGCCGCATTGAATAAGCGTCGAACCGGAATGTAGCGCCAGTTGTCATCATCTTGCAGAGTACGTGTGCCCCAGACGACAAACCCTTTGTTGGTGAAATAGCGAATAGCATTGATACCTTTTTGATTCATGGTGCCTTGCTCATCTTCCGTGAGTCGATCCGCTACATCACTAATCCCGCTGAGAACCACATTCGCTGGTGCTTTCCAGACGCCACGACGAGCATCGGTAGCACAATAGACACCAGCCATGATTGCACTGGCGGGAATGAGTTTTTTGTTATCAGCAATTTTTTGTTTTATTGCCTCGATAACTTGCTTATAGAGTCCTGAGTTTTGCTGTTTGAGCTCTGCCAGATGGGTAACTTTTGCATCCTGATAGCCTGAAACCGTGACGGTATTCTCCTCCACCTGAATAAGTTGTGAGACTTTTACTGCCGGATAATAAGTCGCGGTTTGTGATTGCAGGCTAACGCTAAGTGCAGTTTCTTTATTCGGATTATCCGCGATAAGAAAATATCCGGCCTTTAATAAAGGGGTCAGGTTGCCATATATTGCACTCTGATAAGCAGGATCCTGTTCAGGGCAGACGATCAAGGTAATTTCTAAAGCCTGCTCAATTAACTCAGGGATTAATGCCAGCGTGTTGGTATCTTCTGAATTAGAAATTGGCAGGATATAACAAGGTCCGCCACCATTTTGGAAATAAAGCTTTAAGGCATCACTGCTTGTCGTGTAGGTTACGGTAATCACCTGATGAATGTAATGGGTGCTTTTACCGTCTATGTGAGTAGGCTTTGTTACAGGGACAACTGCTGCATAGTCCTGGACTTCTGCATTAGCTTTAGTTTCTGCATTGTTTTTGGTTTCTGCAATGTGTTTGATTTTTGCATTGCTTTTGTCTTCTACATTATTGTGTTTGTTATCTGCATTACCTTCGCTTTTCTCAGGAACAGAAAGGGAAGGGGGTGGAGTAGACTCAGTTGATTTGATTGCTACCGACCTAATACAACCCACATTGAACAGATTAGTGAAATCCAACCAGCTACTCACGCGTGTTATTTCAGGTGTTGCGCTGATTTTTTTCGGTGAGAAACGGCCAATAAAAACCGGGATTGCCGTGTTCCCTTGGCTAACGGAGAGAGCCAGTGAGGCATCTTCTTCAATATAGACGCCAGGATAAGTTGGTGTAGTTGGCATGTTGCCTCCGATTATTGAGCGATGTTTTGCGTAAACTGCAAGATAATAAACTCGGCTGGACGAACCGCCGCCAGACCCACTTTGACAATCATTTTGCCCTGCTTGATATCGTCATCGGTCATGGTGAGACCTTTACCGATTTGGACGAAATAAGCTTGTTCGGCTTTATTGCCCATCAACCCGCCTTGCTGCCACAAAGTATGGAGATAGTTATCGATAGCGCTGTGGACGGCTTTCCAAGTGGGTTGGCTGTTGGGTTCAAATACCATGGCATTCATGGCATTTTTAATATTTTGCTCTGCACTGTTAAACAGGCGGCGGACCGGGATATAACGCCAGTTATCGCTGTTCTCAAGTGTACGAGCCCCCCAAACCAGCGTGCCGCTCTTAGGAAAGGTACGGATCATATTCAATGCCTTGCCTTGGTTATATTGCGTTTGCAGATCATCGGTTACCGGGTATTTAGGTTGTAAGCCGCCCTGAATAGCAACGTTAGCGGGCGCTTTCCAGACCCCCCGGCTGTTATCGACACTGGCATAAATACCGGCCATAACTGCACTGGGTGGAATATCAATGGCGGCTTTATTTTCTCCCCATTCAGCGGTTAGCCAAGGGTAATAAACTGCGCCATAAGGCGTAGGGGAATAAGGCTTGAGAGCTTTTTCTGGTTCTTTTATATCGGTATCACTTTGTGGGCCGTCAAAAATGGCAAATAACCCTTTGCCCGGCTGACAAAGTTTTCCTGCCACCTCGTTGATCTCTTCTCCGGCAGCAATCAATAATGTCACATCGTCAAGTTTTGGCACTTGTGTTTCTAACTCTTTAGTTTTGACGAGATAGCAATATCCACCGCCGTTAATAAAATAGGCACGCAGTGAAACATCAAGGATATTCTTGGGATCAAATGGTTCGCCTTTTAGTGTTAAATAGTTCATCCAACTACTAACACGAATATAGGGTTTATCTGATATTAATGAACTGTTGTTTGTAATAGCAAAGACTGGTACTGCCGTTGCACTGGAACGAACGGAGAGTGCGGGTGAAGCGTCCTCTTCAATATAAACGCCGGGATAGGAATATGTTGGCATGTTGCCTCCAATTATTGTGCAATATTTTGAGTAAACAGCTTTATAAATGAGTCTTAAGCCGCTTGAATAGTGACTCGATCTGCGGTCAGGCTAATTTCCTGAACCGCGACTTCATTGCTGGTGGCATCAAAAGCAGGAGCGGTTAATGAAGTTGGGAAGGCATTTGCCACGCTCCAGGTCATCAGGATTTCAGTGCCGGCTTCGTTGGTTAAACTAATTGAAATATCTTTTTTCTCGACCTGATTAAGTTGAATAGAATTAAGCCAATCAAAAAGTTTAGTATCACCGGAGAAGACACCTTTACGCAGCGTAATATTGATCGCCTGACGTTGGCCGGGCATTTTATAATAATTACCGGTGCCGTCTTTATATTCGATGACGTCATGAGAAATATCGAGCCCGGAAACACTGTTAAAGGGGACTTTCTCATCACCGATTGAGACAACAAACCGATAAGTAGGGATTGGATATTCAACAGCGATTTGTTCTGGAGTTGTAGACATGATTTATTCCTTGATTGGTTATTTACGTTTAAAAGATAAACAAAGCGTTATAGCCTTGTTTTGATTAATACTGAGGTTTTGATTCGCTCCGAGCTATGGCTATAGCTACCGCAGCAACCTGCCTTATGGCGGTTATTATTTATGCTGAAAAGATTTATTTCGCGATTATTTAGTTCGCATTTAATAAAGCGGCCTGATTATAAGTAATGAATATTTTTAGGGAATATTAATTAATAGTGTGTGATAATTATTAATTGGTATGGTAGGAGTTACTCATTTTAGGTATTAAGCGCGGTTTTATTTGGCTTTGGGGATAGGAAAATTATGAATGAATGATTATTTTCTATTTTGTCGATTAATTGATGATCAAAAGAGTGAGTGGAAAAGATCGTATTGAGCCTATGGTTTGCTTTTTTATGAACTCTGTTCGGATGCAAAAATCAATAATAAACGGTTACATCAGGCGCATGAACATCAAGGTTTTGACGAAACAGAACAAGTTATTTTGTTTCCGCAAACAGCTCACCTAATCGCATTCCCCATACTTTTAAGGTGTCATTTCTCTCCCTATATACCCTTCATCTTTCAAGCTGCTGCTTTGTTGGCTGCGTTCACTTACCCCAGTCACATAGTTATCTATGCTCCTGGGGATGCGTTCTCTTGCCGCCGC